ACCAAGTTTTGGCAACCGCCCGAGCGCGGCTGGACATGGCGATTTCGGCGCTGTCGGAATCGCGCGAGGATGAACTCGACGACCTGCGTTTCTATGCTGGGTCACCGGATAATCACTGGCAATGGCCCGCCGATGTGCTGGCTACCCGTGGAGCGGTGCAAGGGCAAACGATTAACGCCCGGCCATGCTTGACCATCAACAAGCTGCCCCAGCACGTTCACCAAGTCACCAACGAACTGCGGCTTAATCGCCCGGCCCCTAAGGTCATCCCCGCTGATGACATGGCCGACGTTGAAGTGGCCGAAGTGTTCAACGGCATGATCCGGCACATTGAGTACATCTCTGATGCCGACGTTGCTTACGACACAGCGTGCGAGAACCAAGTTACCTACGGTGAAGGCTATATTCGCCTTCTGACCGAGTATTGCAGCGCCGATACGTTCGACCAAGACATCAAGATTGGGCGCATCCGCAACTCGTTTAGCGTGTACATGGATCCCATGATGCAGGATCCGTGTGGGGCTGACGCCCGGTGGTGCTTTATCACCGAAGACATCTCCAAAGAAGAATACGAGCGCCTGTACCCTGACGCGGCTCCTATCTCCACGTTGCAGACACTGGGTGTGGGCGATCAGTCCATCAGCCAGTGGCTTAACGAAAACACGGTACGGATTGCGGAGTATTTCTACTACGAGATCACCAAACAGACGCTGAACTTGTACCCTGGCAACGTCACCGCTTTTGACGGTACGCCCGAGGACAAAATGCTGCGGATGCAGTTTGGTAAGCCGCTGCGTTCGCGCGAGTCTGAGCGCAAGCAGGTCAAGTGGCTCAAGATCAACGGCTACGAAGTGCTGGAGAAGGCCGACTGGGCCGGTGAGCATATTCCGGTCGTGCGCGTGCTGGGCAACGAGTTTGAGGTTGAAGGGCGCATTTACATTTCGGGTCTGGTGCGTAACGCCAAGGATCCGCAGCGCATGTACAACTACTGGGTCAGCCAAGAAGCCGAGATGCTGGCGCTGGCCCCCAAGGCGCCGTTTATCGGCTACGGTGGGCAGTTTGAGGGCTATGAAGCCCAGTGGAAGACTGCCAACACCAACAACTGGCCGTATCTGGAGGTCAATCCAGACGTTACTGACGGGGCTGGCGGGATGCTGCCGCTGCCCCAGCGCGCGCAGCCGCCAATGGCCTCTACGGGGCTGTTGCAGGCCAAGGCGGGCGCTGCGGAGGACATCAAGTCCGTCACCGGTCAGTACAACGCCGCGTTAGGCATGGCGGGTAATGAGCGTTCGGGTAAGGCCATTCTGGCTCGTCAGAAGGAAGCTGACACCGGCACTTACCATTACAACGACAACTACGCCCGCGCGATTCGTCGGCTGGCGCGGCAGATGATCGACTTGATCCCCAAAATCTATGACACGCAGCGCGTGGCGCGGATTGTCAAGGAAGATGGTGCATCCGAAGCGGTCAAGATCAACCCGATGCAGCCGGAACCGGTCAAAAAGATCATGGACGCCAACGGGATTGTGATCGACAAGATCTACAACCCCGGCGTTGGCAAGTACGATGTGATGGTTGTGACTGGCCCTGGGTATGCGACCAAGCGCCAAGAGGCGCTGGAAGCGATGGGCCAGCTTTTGCAGGGCAACCCGCAGTTGTGGGCCGTGGCTGGCGACCTGTTTGTCAAGAACATGGACTGGCCGGGCGCGCAGGAAATGGCCAAGCGGTTTGCCAAGACCATCGACCCCAAGCTGCTTAACGACCAAGACGAAGACCCCGCGCTGGCGGCGGCTAACCAGCAGATTCAGGCGATGGGACAGGAAATGGAGCAGATGCACCAGATGCTCCAAAACGTCCATAAGTCCGTTGAAGCGCAGGAGCAGCAGCGCAAGGACTTTGAGGCCCAGGTTAAGGCATTTGACGCCGAAACCAAGCGCCTGACGGCTGTGCAGGCCAGCATGTCGCCGGATCAGATCCAAGACATTGTTTTGGGGACGGTTCACGGTATGATCACTTCTGGCGACTTGGTGGCTGAAATGCCGGGGCGCGAAACACCTGACGCGGGGATGATGCAATGACAATGGCCGATTTTATCGGGCAGCTTTTTCTAGCCCGCGATGTTGCTCACTCGGTTCATTTGAACACGCGCAGCTACGCTAAGCACGTTGCGTTGCAAGCCTTTTATGAGGGCATTGTTGAGCGTGCTGACGGCTTGGCAGAAGCCTACCAAGGTCGGCACGGACTGATCGGGCCAATTACGTTGCATTCTGCCAAAAAGTCCAACAATATCATTGAGTTTTTGCAATCCAGTTTGGCCGAACTGGAAGCTGCGCGGTACGAGGTTATCGACAAGTCAGACACCGCGCTTCACAACCTGGTGGACGAGATTGTTGACTTGTACCTGACCACTTTGTACAAACTTCGCTTCTTGGCGTAAGGATTTATCATGGCACTTTACAAGCAAGGCAATGCCGACGCGCAGATCAAGATCGGCGGCGGCAAGCTGTACGGCGTTTACGTTTCCAGCACCTCCAGCGGCACGTTTGCGCTGTACGACTCGGCTACGGCCAGCACCAGCGACCCCAAGATTGTCGCCACGGTAACGCCGTCTGCGGGGACGCAGCACGTTAGCTTTCCTGCCGGTTTGTGGTTTACCAAGGGGCTGTACATCGACATCGCCAACACGATTGAGTACACCGTCGCTTACGAGTAAGGAAATACTATGGCCGTCTATCTCTCCCCTGTGGGCGGCGCTGCGGCCCAGTTTTTTACCAACAACGGCGTGCCGCTTGCTGGCGGCAAGTTGTACAGCTATTTGGCTGGCACCACTACGCCTGCTGCGACGTACACTTCATCGTCGGGCAGCACGGCACATACCAATCCGATTGTGCTGGATTCTGGTGGCCGCGTATCTGGCGGCGAAGTTTGGCTGACTGAAAATGTCTCATACAAATTCATTTTAAAAGACAGCAATGATGTTTTGATTGCCACTTACGACAACATTACTGGCATCAGCACGATTACACTGCCTATTGATTCGTCCACAGTGACGTACGACCCGCCCTTTAGCGGTTCGTCGGCTACTAATGTTGAAGCCAAATTAGCCCAAACTGTAAGCGTCAAAGACTTTGGCGCTGTTGGCGACGGCGTGACTGATGACTACATCGCAATCACCAGTGCGCTGACGTACTTAGCCTCAATTGGCGGCGGCACGCTGTATTTTCCGCAAGCGAAGTATGCGTGCAGCGGTCAAATTGTTTGGTCGAACGCGCCCATTACGTTGCAAGGCGAATCCACGGGATTGCAGCCAAACACCGGAACGCAGATCATTTTTACCGTCGCAAACACTGGCGGCGTTAACTTCAAAAACGGTTCAAACGGAAAAGGCCATTTTTCGGGCGTTCGGGATTTGTGGCTTAAAGGTAGCGATACGGCGCTAAACGCGGGGTGGGCTACTGGCAGCGGCGCTGGCATCCTGGCTCAGTCTGCGTTTTCCACTATCGAAAACGTGCATGTAAGCGGGTTTGGTGGCGTAGGCGTGTACTATTTGTCTGGCATCAGTTCGCCAGATGTGACCATCAACACAAACAACTGTGTTGCCATAAAAGTCCGCTCGTCAGGAAATTACGCTAACGGTTGGATGACCAAGGGTGTTGACAGCAACGCCTGCACGTTTATTAAAGTCGATGCTAGTTCCAATGGCGCGTGGGGCATTGTCGAAGGCTCAAACATTGGCAACACTTACATTAGCCCACATTTGGACGGAAACACTACCGGCGCAATAAATCTGCCTTCTTACGGTGGTGGTGGCGTTCAAATGTACGGCGTGTACAAAGAAACGGACACCAAGCCCGGAATTCAGATTGATGCGGGGAATGCTGGCAATCATTTCATCGTCTGCTCGACAATGGATGATTCAGTAGTGGATAACACTACAGGCAAGACCTCCACCATTATTTGGCCGCCGGGTGGCCTGCACTCCAACAAGTACGCTATTGGCGATGGCACGCGCAATAGCTGGACGATTACCGACCTGCTGATGCTGTGTCAGTACGGTTTCGTTCAGCGTTTCTACAACGCGGACAACTCCGCGCTGTGGTCTATCCAGTGCTTGGCGACCGGCGACAATCGCCTCCAAATTCAGTCAGCCCAAGGCGCAGACTTTCTTTTGGGCAACCGGTTGGCTGCGCCGCAGCTTGCGGCGACAAGTGCCGCCACCGCGCCTACCGGAGGTTCTGGCGTAGTGATTGGTGGCACTACCGCCGCAACCGCAACTGCGGGGGGATCTGGTGGGCTTCCCGCTCAAGCGGCGGGTTACATTGTGGCTAACATCAACGGCACTCAAGTCAAAATTCCGTACTTTTCCAACTAAAAAATAACTTATGGCAAACAGCAAAATTTCCGCGCTCACGTCAGCGACTACTCCGCTGGCGGGTACGGAAGTTTTGCCTATTGTTCAAAGCGGGGCGACTGTCAAAGTCGCCAACAACGATTTGCGTCCCAAGCAAATTCAGTCAAATGCCACCAGTGGCGTGTTGCAAATTGCTGGCCCTGCGGCTGCAACCACTCGGGTGATGACTACACCGGACGCAAATTTTACTGCGGCGCGAACAGACGCAGCGCAAACATTTACCGGCGTACAAACTCTTGGCACTGCGGTTGGCACTCCTACGGCCAACGGCAACGCCATGATCGTAAATGCGACAAGCACTGCGCCGTCTGCATCGACTGGCAATATTCAAATCATTACCACTAATAGTTCTGCTGTTGATCTTGGTGGGTCATTGGTACTGGGCGGTCAGTACAACGGCACAAGCAACAGTCGATCTTTTGCAATGATTGCTGGCCGAAAAGCCAATTCCACTGCCGGAAATTTTGAAGGCTATTGCCAAATCAGCGTTCAGCCTGACGCGGCGTCTATGGCCGAAGTGGCGCGGTGGACGGCGGCGGGAAATCTGGTACCTAAAAACGCAAATACCGGCATTAACTTTACCGCCAATACCGGCACGGCAGGCATGACAAGCCAGTTGCTGAACTGGTATGAGGAAGGTACCTGGACGCCAAACCAAGGCGCAGGTTTAACTTTGGTAGGTGCTTTTAGTTCCGCTGGCACATACACAAGGGTAGGGCGGCAAGTTTTTGTACAAGGCTCAGTGTCGGGTGCCACCTCTGTTGCTGTTGCAAGCGCAGGCGCAATAACCTCCAATTTGCCTTTTTCTGCGGCTGTAAATGCCACAGGGGCGGCGATAAACGCGGCAAATAACACTTCTTCTGTATTGCGCGTTTCTTCTGCCACACTTACGGCGGCGACAGCTATTGCGGCCACTGCAACAATAACATTTAGCGCGACCTACTCAGTTTAAGGTCTCACAATGTTTTTGTTGCGTTCAACTAATCTTGACACTGCGCGCCCCTAGCGCGTAGTCTAAAAACTGTACCGGCCCAGTAGACCGGGGTTTCCACGGAAACAAAAATGACTGAAGAAGTCTCGGAAGTTGTAGCGGAAGTTCCCGCGCCGGAACAGGTAGAGACGGCCTCTCCTGCCCCCGAAGTTGATACGCCGGAAGAAAAGCCTGTAGCGGCCCCAAAGACCTTCACTCAGGAGGAGTTGGACGCAGCTATCGGTAAGCGGCTTGCCAGAGAGCAGCGCAAATGGGAAAGGATGCAGGCCCAAAAGGCAGCGGTAGCCCCGCCGCCCGCAGCCGCTGACACCCCGTCGCTGGATCAGTTTGAGACGCCGGAAGCTTACGCGGAAGCGTTGGCGACCCATAAGGCGCATCAACTGCTTCAGCAGCAGGAAGTCCAGCGCCAGCAGGCCCAGTTCCTTGAGTCTTATCACGAGAAGGAAGAAGAAGCGCGTAACAAGTACGAGGACTTTGAGCAAGTCGCGTACAACCCCGCCCTTCCAATCACGACCGTGATGGCTCAGACGATTCAGGCTTCGGATGTTGGCCCCGATGTAGCGTACTACCTCGGCACCAACCCCAAGGAAGCTGAACGTATTTCCAAGATGTCGCCGTTCTTGCAGGCTAAAGAAATTGGCAGGATTGAGGCCCAAGTGGCTAACAATCCGGTTGTGAAACGAACTACGTCTGCCCCTGCGCCGATTACTCCGGTGACCGCGCGTGCCAGCAACAGTCCGTCTTACGACACCACGGATCCTCGTTCAACGAAGACCATGAGTGCGTCGGAATGGATTGAGGCTGAACGCCGCCGCCAGATTAAGAAGCTGCAAGCGCAGATGACCCGCTAACTTTTTATTTAAGGACTTTTTCATCATGGCTAATAGCATTCTGACTATTGACATGATCACCCGGAAGGCTCTGGAAATCCTGGAGAACAACCTGGTGATCACCCGCAACGTGAACCGTCAGTACGACGACAGCTTTGCTGTCGAGGGTGCCAAGATCGGTTCGACCCTGCGTATCCGTCTGCCGGATCGCGCTCTGGTGACCGACGGTGCTGCGCTTCAGGTGCAGGACGACAACGAGCAGTACACCACGCTGACCGTCTCCTCGCAGAAGCACATCGGCGTGAACTTCACCAGCGCCGAACTGACGATGCAGTTGGACGACTTCGCGGAGCGCGTGCTGAAGCCGCGTATCAGCCAGTTGGCCTCCAGCATCGACGCCGACGTTGCCAACTCGTTCAAGGGCATCTACCAGTCGGTCGGCACCCCCGGCACGACCCCCAGCACCTCGCTGGTTCTGTTGCAGGCGCAGCAGAAGCTGAACGAGGCCGCTGCGGTGATGTCGCCGCGCTATGCCACCGTCAACCCGGCTGCCAACGCCGGTCTGGTCGAGGGCATGAAGGGCCTGTTCAACCCGACCGACACCATCAGCAAGCAGTTCAAGAACGGCTTGATGGGTACGGGCGTGCTGGGCTTCGACGAGATCAACATGTCTCAGTCGATCAAGCAGTTCACCACCGGTAACTGGGGCACTTCGATCACCGTCACCTCGGCTGTCACCACGCAGGGTTCGACCTCGCTGGCTATCAGCTTCACCGGCTCCAGCAAGACCTGGAACGTGGGCGACGTGTTCACGGTGGCTGGCGTGTACGCGGTCAACCCGCAGACCCGCGAGTCCACCGGTTCGCTCCAGCAGTTTGTGGTGACGGCGGCGGCCTCTGGCTCGTCCAGCGCCACGCTGACTGTCAGCCCGGCGATGTACACCTCTGACCAGGCTCTGGCCACCATCGACGCCTTCCCGGCTGCCGGTGCTGTGGTGACGATGCTTGGCTCGGCGGCGACCGCCTACCCGCAGAACCTGGTGTACCACAAGGACGCCATCACGTTCGCCACTGCCGACCTTCTGCTGCCGCAGGGTGTCGATATGGCGGCCCGCGCTGTCCACAACGGCATTTCGATGCGCGTTGTGCGCCAGTACGACATCAACAACGACCGCATGCCGTGTCGTATTGACGTTCTGTACGGCTACAGCGTGATCCGTCCGCAGATGGCCGTTCGCCTCTGGGGTTGACCCTTAATGCCCTAGCCTTAACCGGCTAGGGCGTTTTCCACTTTTTAGGAGACTTGAACATGGCACTTCCCAATGGTTCTGGCGGCTATCAGCTTGGTGATGGCAACCTTAACGAAGCGACTTTCCGCGTCATTCCCGCCCCGGCTACGGCTACGGCTACGGCCACCCTGACGGCGGCGCAGGTTCTGAGCAACATCCTGCTGGGTTCGCCCGGCACCAGCGCGGCCAGCTACACGCTGCCGACGGTGGCTGACCTGGAGGCGGCGCTGCCGTCTGCCACCAAGCCGGGTGTCAGCTTTGACCTGTCGGTTGTCAACGTCGATGGCTCCAGTTCGGGCGTCATCACGCTGGTCACCAACACGGGTTGGACGCTCGTCGGTCTGATGACGGTTGTGGCGACCGCTGGCACTGCCCAGTTGTTCCGCGCCCGTAAGTCTGGCGACGGCGCTTGGTCGCTGTACCGCGTTGCCTAAACCCATCGCCCCGGAGCAATCTGGGGCGATTTTTAAAGGAAATTATTTATGGCGAATAACAAGCCTGTTGGCGTTGCGTATTCTGACCCCGCTCTGGACGGCGCGGTTATGGGTGCGACTGGCGGCACGGCAGGGTTTTTTGGCACATCGCCAACGACCAAGCCTGCGGCTAACACCGCTGCTTTGACGACGATCACTTGTTCCGCGCCGGGAACGCCCGATTACGCCATCGCAAACCTGACGGTCACCACGCCGTATGGTTTTGCGTCGGCTGATGAGGGGCAGACTGTTTTGAAGGTGATTGCTAACCTTCAGATTCGGGTTGCCGAACTGGAAACCAAACTTCAGGCGCTGGGCCTTCTGGCCTAAAAAGTCGGGGGCTTCGGCCCCCGCATCTATTTATGCACATCTACCTACGACACCCTGTTCACGGCACCAAGGTCGCCATCGCTCACGCAGAAGCGGAGATGGATGAGCAGAACGGTTGGGAAGTGTACGACCCAACTGCCGAAGAAGATTTTGCAGAACCTACGTTTGAGAACGCATTGCGCGAAAAGCGCAAGTATACTCGACGGGTAAGGGCTAACGCCGCCGAAGGAACCTGACATGGCATCTGCCATCTACGCCATCGTTAACCAGGACACCTGCGACATGTATGTCGGTTCTGCGGTGTCGGTTAATCGTAGGTGGAACGGGCACAAAAGTCGGCTTCATAAAGGCAACCATCATTGCAAACATTTGCAGAATGCATATCTTAAGTATGGGGCAGAAAAATTTGACTGGGAGATTGTTGAGTACGTAAACGACAACGCCAATCTTATTGTTAGAGAGCAATTCTGGATTGATTTTTTTAAGCCTGCGTACAACAAACGCAAAATTGCTAACTCTTGTCTTGGACTTAAGCGAAGCGAAGAAGCGCGCAAAAACATGGCGGACGCCCAACGCGGGCGCAAACAATCACCAGAAACAATTGCCAAACGAAGCGTGGCTATCAAAAACCGCCCGCGACCGCTTGAAGTACGCGCAAAAATTAGCGCGTCTCACATAGGAATCCGCCCTAACGCGGAAACTAGAGCTAAAATGTCTGCGTCCGCTAAACGGAGAGTTCGAAAATGACGGTTTACACGGCGGGAGATCAAATCAATCGGGCGTTGCGGCTGCTGGGCGTTTTGGCTGAAGGTGAGACTCCATCGGCGTCAATGTCGCAAGACGCTCTTATGGCGTTAAACCAACTTATTGATTCGTGGAACACAGAGCGTCTGTCGGTGTTCTCGACCATAGACCAGAAAGTCAACTGGCCGGTTGATCAGATCAACGCCACGCTTGGCCCGACCGGTTCGCTGGTGCGCTTGAACGGCACCGCTGTGCGCCCGATTCTGGTGGACGACGCCACTTATTTCCGTGATCCGCAGACCAACGTCTCTTACGGCATCAAGCTGATCAACCAGCAGCAGTACGACGGCATTGCGGTCAAGACGGTAACGTCAACGTACCCGCAGGTTATGTTTGTTAACATGAC